TCTTGCTCATGTAGTATTGACGAACTCATAGCTTGTTATAATAAAGTGAGAGAACGCAAGGCAAAACGTGTCTATACCTTTACAGATGTTTCTAGATTGTTCCCAGAGACTATCATCGACACTAAATGTCCAATGTGCCATCTCAATAACTTTGATTGTCAATGTGGCGGCACCTCGACGCCTAGTAATTCTCCTTTTGAACGAGATAATAATAAGCGAAAACCTGGGCATGGCGCTAGAGCCAAAGAAAATTATAGTGTCCATAGAAAATATCTCAAGGTGCCACCGAATTATGTGGCCCAATCAGAAATACAATATATGGATGAAGTAACGAAACGCACTCGCGAACGATTGCTCTCCTCAATTATAGGGCAGGAGGGCTTTAAAGAATCTCTTAAACCACAAGTTCTTTTATTTGCTGGAGAGGCGAATTCCACGTTGCGTAGTTATGTTATGAACTTCTTGTATAAATTAGTATCAGGAAACACAGAGGAGTTTGAGGACAAAATTAAATCACGGTTAGAGGATTTTATTATATTTGTCGGTAATTTGAGTCAAGCTTCCTCTCTTTCTCAAGTGATGTTTACTATAGCCGCTTACATTAAAACTTGGAAGAAAGGTAGTCTTATTGGTCATGCCAGTTCTTTTTTAAATGATAAATTCTTCCAAACTTTCCCACAAGATTGGTGGGAGCGTGTTTTATGCCCCCCTACTCAGTATAGTATTCAAGGAGGACTTATCGATGATATTGCCGAATGGGCAACTTTCAGTCGATCTCTATTTGAGGATTATGAAAGTGTCAAAGATAGCAAAATTTTCCACAAATTGAGTACCTTCTTTATACATTGTTTTGCAAATGAAATTTTCACTGGAGGCGATTTAGAAAAATTTACATACATGTTTACAGAAATTAACGCAGAGGCTTGCAAGTCCATTAGGACCTCTAATAAGCACTTTGTGCATGCATTTGTAGATCTTGCAACCTTCATGTTAGATCGGGGATTCCAATGTGTTAAATTGGGTTCAATTGTTCCACTTACACATTCCTCGGCTGGCTATGATGCTTGGTTGCTCAAAGTATCTGATCTAATTGCACAAGCACCATTTGTTACCAACCCTGAACCGCATGGGTTTACTCTTCCAGAATTTATTGGAAATCTTAACGCGGCTATTGAGGAAGGTGAAAGCATATATAAATTGGCAAAAGGCACGAAATCGCATGAAGCAAAATTTTTGTATTCAAAATTGAGTCAATTGAAGCATATAAAGGCAAATTCGTTGTCAAAAAAGGCTGCGATGAAAAATCGCAAAGCACCATTGGGATTCCTACTACATGGAACTACTGGCATTGGAAAATCAAATTTTTCGTATATAATGTATGTTGCTTATGCCAAACTGTTTGGATTGCCTTATGATGATGAATATAGATATATCAGAAATTCAATAGATCAATATTGGGTCAATTTTAATTCTCAACAATGGGCCATTATTTTAGATGACATTGCGGCGTTCCACCCAGATATTATGAAATCTAGTGGAGATCCCACATTGTTAGAATTATTGCAAGTCATAAATAACGTACCGTTTATTCCAATTCAGGCAGATATAGATGATAAGGGTAAGACGCCATTGTTAGCAGAACTAGTAATAGCAACTACTAACACCATGCACCTCAATCTTAAGACATATTTTTCGTGTCCAGAGGCTGTGGCACGGCGATTACCATATATCATAACTATAGTACCTAAGAAACAATATCAGACAGCTGATGGTAGATTGGATTCG